GGTTTCCGCGTAGCGTGCAACCCCCCTATTCGTGGGGGATCGGCTCCCGGGAGGCGGCATCGTGAGCGGTCGCTTCTGGACCACGCTCGAGGTCGCCGTGCTGCGGCGCTACTACCCAACCGAGGGCCGCAAGGTCGCCGCTCGCCTGCCTGGCCGCACCGAGTACGCCTGCGTCACCGCCGCCCGGCAACACGGCATCCGCGCCGAGCTGTGGCAGGCCGCTACGCTGCCCAGCATCCGCGCCCAGTGCCGCGTCGACCACAACACCGGGTGCTGGCACTGGCTCGGCGGGACCGTCAACGGCCGCCCGCGCGTCTCCTGCCGCGAGCCAGGCGAAACGCGCCGCACCTCGATGAGCGCCGCGCGCGCCGTCTTCATCCTCGTGCACGGCCGGGCCCCGCGCGGCATCGCGTTCATGGGCTGCCAGTCGACGGACTGCGCCAGCCCTGTCCACGTCCGCGAGGGCGCCACGCGCGGCGCTGTCGGCCAGCATCACCGCCTGTCCAAGCGCCTCGTCGGCACCGCGCTCGAGCAGCGCCGGCAGAACGCCGCCAAGGCCCGCGCAACGTTCAGGCAGCAGAACGCCGCCGAGCCGCGCAGGGAGGCAGCTTGAGCACCATCCTCGCCCTCGACCCCGGGCCGAAGCAGACCGGCCTCGTGTGCTTCGACGGCCGCCGCGTCCTGCGCGCCGGCGTGGTGGAGAACGCGCCTCTGCTCGCCAACATCGCCGATGGGTTCCACGGCGTCGACGTCAATGTCCTCGCCATCGAGAAGATCGAGGCCATGGGCATGGCCGTCGGCGCCGATGTCTTCGAGACCGTGCACTGGTCCGGCCGCTTCTACCAAGCCTGGCCCGGCACCCGTGTCGTGCGCATCACCCGCCGCCAGGTCAAGCTGCACCTCTGCGGGAACATGCGCGCCAAGGACCCCAACATCCGCCAGGCGCTGATCGACCTCCTCGGCGAGCCCGGCACCAAGAAGCAGCCCGGCCCCACTTACGGCGTCACCTCCCACGCCTGGGCCGCACTCGCAGTCGCCGTCACCGCCTGGCACGAGATGCAGCAGGCGCGCGAGGCAGCATGAGGTCGGGCCCTGTCGGCGCGCGAACTACCGGAGGCAGCATTTAGGGCGCACCCAGCGGCGGCCGCGCCGCCCAAGGCCGCAGCAACCACGTAGGAGCACCAAGTGCAACGACAGACCACCAACCAAGCGCGCCGCGCCAACGGCCAAGCGCCAGCGCCGACAGTGCCGGTCTTCCACCGGCCAATGGCGGCCGAGCCGGAGACGCAGAACGCGCCGATGAAAATCGGCGAAATCCCGATGGCGATGCGCGACCTGCAAGACGCGCTCGTGGAAGCGGAAAGCGTATTCGCAGCCCTCGTTGCTCGCCTGGAGCCGGTGCTGCAGCAGCAGCCCAGCACACTGCCGACCGACAGCGAGGGCAGTAGCTGCGCCCTCTCGCAGGATCTCAAGGCCGCGACGAGCCGCGTGCGCACGCTGGTCGACCGCATCAACGACGCGAACGCCGCGCTGCGCCTGTGAAAGCCGCGCCCATCGAGCAGCGCGAAGCGCTGTGCAGCTCGACCTGAGCATGGTTACCGCCCCCGTCAGCAAACGCCGGCGCGACTGGTTCCGCATCCTGCGCGAACTGGCCCGCGTCGGCGTCAGCATGGCGGACGTGGCCCGCGCCTGCTGCCGCAACCACTCCACCGTCAAGGCCTGGCAGTACGAGGCCGAGCCCAAGGAGTCCGACGCACGCATCGTGCTCGCGCTGCTCGCCAAGCACGCCCCGGACGAGTACGCCAAGCAACAGGCGGAATTCGGCATCCGCGCTGAGGTAGAAGCAACCATCATCGTCGGCGAGCAGCGCCGGCTTGGATTCGTGGAGGTGCGGTGATGGGCAAGCGGATGGGTCGCCCGCCCGGCGACACCTACACGCCGGAGGTCGGCGCCCGCATCTGCGAGCGTTTGGCGCAGGTCGGATCGCTGCGCCGCGTATGCCGCGAGCCCGGCATGCCGAGTGACGGCACGGTGCGTGCATGGGTCGCAGCGCACGAAGACTTCGCGGCCGCATACGCGCGCGCGAAAGAGGCCGGCATCGACGCGCTGATCGAGGAAGGTCTCGACATCAGCGACGACGGCTCGAACGACTGGCAGGAGGCGGAGAAGGGGCCGATGCTCAACGCCGAGCACGTGTCGCGCTCCAAGTTGCGTACCGAATACCGCCGCTGGCTGGCCGAGCGCATGATGCCGAAGAAGTACGGCGTGAAGCAGGACATCACGAGCGGCGGCAAGGAGTTGCCAGCGGCGGCGGCGCCGGTGTTCAACGTCATCTTGGCGAAGTGACCGCGCCGACCTTCGACGTCGAGTTCACCGCCAAGCAGTCGCGCGCGCTGTGCAGCGAGGCGACAGAGATCCTCTACGGCGGTGCGGTGGGTGGCGGCAAGTCGTTCTTCATGCGCGCGCTGGCCATCCTGCTGTGCGGCCTCATCCCGGGCTTGAACGTCTACCTGTTCCGGCGCCTGTACGACGACCTCATCAAAAACCACATGGAGGGCACCGGCGGGTTCCCTGAAATGTTGGGCTCGCTGATCGTCTCCGGGCACGTGAAGATCGTCGAGGCCGAGATCCGCTTCTGGAACGGCTCGCGCATCTTCCTTTGCCACTGTCAGCACGAGAAGGACCGCTTCAAGTATCTCGGCGCCGAGATCCACGTGCTGCTCATGGACGAGCTCACGATGTTCACCGATGTCATCTACCGCTTCCTGCGATCTCGGCTGCGCGCGCCGGGGCTCGAGATCCCGCAGTGGGCGCGCGAGTTCTTCCGCGAGAAGTTCGGCGTCGACCTGGCGCGCAAGATCCCGTTGGCGGTGTGCGGCTCTAACCCGGGCAACATCGGGCACCAGTGGGTGAAAGCCGGCTGGATCGACGCGCTGGCGCCGTTCGAGATCAAGCGCATGCCACGCTCCGAGGGCGGCATGCTGCGGCAGTACATCCCGGCCAAGCTCACCGACAACCCGCACGTTGACAGCGACGACTACGGCGGCAAGGTGTCCGGCCTGGGCAACGCAGAGCTGGTGCGCGCGATGCTTGAGGGCGACTGGAACATCGTCGCCGGCGCGTTCTTCGACATCCTGAGCGCCGACAAGCACTGCATCCCTGGGTTCGATCCGCCGGCGCACTGGACGCGCTTTCGTTCGCTGGACTGGGGCTCGGCGAAGCCGTTCTCGGTGCAGTGGTGGGTGATCGCCGAGGCCGAGTGGGTAAAGATGCGCGACGGCAGCGAGCGCATGTTCCCGCAGGGCGCACTCATCCACTACCGCGAGTGGTACGGCGTGCTGCGCGACGAGGCAGGGGTGTCGAAGCCAGATACCGGGCTTCGCCTGAGCGCGGAGGCGGTGGGCAGAGGCATCCTCGAGCGCGAGCGCGGCGAGACGATCGACGAGCAGCTGTCGGTGGCCGACCCGTCCATGTGGATCGAGGATGGCGGCCCGAGCAGATACGAGATGCTTCGCCGGTGCGACCCGAAGCGTCCGGCTGAGCTTGTGGGGCCGCGGTTCCGGGAGGCCGACAACAGCCGCACGGCGCGCGAGGGGCACGCCGGCGGGTGGCAGCATATGTATGACCGCATGCGCTGGTCGGCCGACGATCCGCCGATGCTCTACGTGACCGCGGACTGCCGGGAGTGGTGGCGCACCGTGCCGGCGCTGCAGCACGACGAGAACAAGCGAGAGGACGTGGACAGCCGGATGGAGGACCACGCGGCCGATGCGACGCGCTACGCCTGCATGGCCCGCCCGATCAGCCGGGTGCCCAAGCCGCGGGAGCTGAAGGGGCCGAAGCCGTTCACGCTGGACTGGGTGATGGCGCAGAGGGGCTGAATCGGCCGGAAAACGCACGGCCAGCCCGGCGATGCTGCCGGCCCATGATCGAAGCGGCATCGGTGCGCCCGGACTTCGCCGGGCGGCAGTCCATCCCGGCCGACGAGCTGCGGCACGTCGAGGAGCCGTGCGCCGTGTTCGAGGCCGACTGGCTCGACAGCGACGGCGAGCGGGTCTACGCCTACACGTTGGGCGGCTGGCTGCGCGGCCAGCCCCTCGGCGGTCTCTCCGGCGGGGTGCTGGTGGGCGGCGACGCGATGCTGGTGCACGCGGCAAGCCGGGCCATTGCGGACACGCTGGCCAGCCTCGGGCTCGAGGACACGATCGCCGCGCTGCAGGCTGAGGAGCGCGACTACCAAGAGGCGCAGGCGGCGCTCGCGCGGCTGTCGAAGGTCGGCCCGGTGCGGCGGCTGGAGCTCGCCACGGCGCCGGCGGCGGACCTGAGCGACGCCTTCGTCGAGGACAGCGAGGCGATTCGCAAGCTGCGCGGCGACGACATCGTGCTGGCCGGCGGGGGAGTTCACTGAACCCGGGCGGTGCGGCCCGTTGCTTCGCGCCCGGCTGGCAGGGCCGTTCTCTGCCGCGATAGGGGAACCTCATGGCCATCAAGGCAAAGTCTCTTGGCTCCGCTGGCTCGGCGGTGCAAACGCTGCTCATCACCGGCGGCACGAACGCGACGCCGATCGTCGCCACGTTCGCCGCGAACAGTGGGCTGAAGACGGGCGACCGCGTCGCCATCGCCGGCATCACGGGTCTGACGGCCATGAACGGCATCTGGACGCTCGAGGCCGTGACGTCCACCACGTTCAAGTTGCTCGGCTCGGTGGGCAACGGCACGTACGGCGGCACGCCGCGGTGCGCGCAGGTGTTCGACCAGACGCCGCTGCACGCCGGCCACGCGGCGAAGCTCTCGATGCAGGGCAACCTCGTCGGCACGATCACGCTCACGGCGTTCGCGTCGCTGGCCGAGTTCACTGCGAACGACAACAGCCTGCTCGGCACGGTGGTCGCGCCGGTGCAGTCGAGCGCTGTGCAGGGCGTGACGAACACGAACGCCACGTCGGCGAGCTCGAGCACGAAGGCCACCTCGGCGCTCGTGATGGCCGCGACGAACGCCGCCAGCCAGTACGAGATCAAGCTCCCGTACATCCTGCACGGCGAGATCACGGCCTACACGTCGGGCACGGGCTCGATGTCGGTGGCGGGCTGATCGGCCGATGGCTGAGGCCTCCGCGGCAGGGCAGCCTGCCTCCTACGGGGGGCAGGCGCAGCCGCGGGTGCCGAGCGACCAGGAGAAGGCGCTCTCCAAGGATCTGCAGAAGCGCATCGAGGACCGGCTGCGTGACTGCGAAAAGGACTTCCATAAGTTCGCTGAGAACCGCCAGATGTTGCGCGGCATCTTGCCTGGCGGCAAGAAGCTGCGCACGAATCTGCACTACGCGAACTTGGCGGCGATGCGGCCGCAGGTGTACGCGAAGGACCCGGAATTCACGGTGCAGCCGACCCCGGGCGTGCCGAGCGCGCAGCTCGCGGTGATGCGCAAGTTCGGCGAGACGGGAGAGGCGCTGCTCGAGCACTACCTGATCCACGAGGCGCGGCTGAAGCAGCGCGCCAAGCGCATCCTCACGAGCGCCTACACCAACGCGGTGGGCTGGTGGAAGCTCGCGTGGCAACAGGGCCGGCCCGCGGATCCGCTCATCTCATCGCGGCTGAAGGATACGCAGGACAATCTCGCCGCGCTGAAGCGCCAGCGCGCCGAGATGAAGGACCCGGCCGCCGGCAGCGACCATGACCTGAAGATCGCGCAGTACGAGCAGACGCTGGCCGGCCTGCAGACCGAGGCCGAGAAGCGCATCGGGCGCGGCCTGGCGTTGGACTTCGTGATGCCCGACGACATGCTGGTGTTGGACCGCAGCGTGTTCGAAGTCCAGGACTACCTGCGCGCGCAGGTGCTGGCGCAGCGCGTATGGATGACGCGGGACCAGTACGTCGCCGAGTTCGGCTACGACCCGCAGCGAGCGAAGGTCTTCAGGACAAAGGACGACAAGCAGGCAGCGCTCTCCGGCCCAGGTAGCGAGGCCGAGAAGGGCGGGCAGCTGCTGTGCGTGTTCGAGTGCTGGGACCAGGGGCAGAACCGCGTGCATACGGTGTGCCTTGGGGAAGAGGGCCTGTCCCGCGGGTCTTACTCGCCGGACTGGACCGGCCGACGGTGGCTCCCTTTCTTCCTGCTGCTGTGGAACGAGGTCGACGGGGCGTTCCTGCCGCCGTCGGATGTCGAGCTCACCGATGCGGTTGTGCGCGGCTACAACGACACGCGCGAAGACTTCACGCAGGACCGCCGCGACGCGCGGCCGTTCACGCTGTTCCGCAAGGGCGGCTCGCTGACGCCGACCGATGTCGAGAACATCCGCAACCGCAAGGGCAACGACCTGATCGGGGTTGAGGGGGTCACGGGCAAGCCGGTGTCCGACGACATCATGGCGATCCAGCTTGGCACGCTGAACCCGGCGGTCTACGACACGGCTGGCGACCGGGCGGACATGGAAATGCTCGTGGGCGGCGGCGACGCGGCCCGTGGCGCGGTGCTTAAGGCGAAGACCGCCACCGAGGCCGAGATCCTGGCGCAGGGCATGCGCGGGCGCAGCGCCGAGCGCACCGACGTGATCGAGGATCTGCTGTCCGAGGTCGGCGGCTACGCGCTCGAGGTAATGCTGCGCAAGCTCACGCCGGAGGAGGTGCGCCAAGTGGCCGGCGAAGATGCCGTGTGGCCCGAGCTTAGTGCCGAGCAGGTGTTCGGCATGGTTCGGGTGCGGGTGCGCGGCGGCTCGACGGGCAAGCCGGATCGGCTGCAGGAGCAGGACCGATGGACGAAGCTCATGCCGGTCATCAAGGACACGGTGAAGGAGATCGTCGCGGTCCGCCAGGCCGGCCAGGAGCAACTGGCGCAGTTGGCCATCGCGCTGCTCAAGGAGACGCTGCGCCGCTTCGACGAGGCGTTCGAGGTCGACCAGTACATCCCGGAGCCAGAAGGCGACGGGCCGGCGCAGGATGGCGCGCCGCAGTTGCCGCCGGAGCTTATCGAGCAGGTGCAGCAGCAGATGGCCGAGCTGCAGAAGCGCGCCGAGGTTGCCGAGCAGAAGTTGCTGGACCGCCAAGCCGACATCGAGGGTGCAGTGCGCAAGGCCCAGGCTGATGCGTGGGCGAAGGTCGAGTCGGCGAAGGCTGTGGCGCCGATCGAGGCTCAGGCTGAAGTCGAGGTCGCGCGCGTGAAGTCCGAGGCGCAGAAGGAAGCGCAGATGCATGCGCAGACGCTCAACGCCGCCGGCCAGGCCGAGGCGACTGAGCAGGAGCGCGCGCAGGGCGAGGCGGCGAACGCGGAGTTGCAGGCCATCGCGAGCGAGCTCGCGGCGCTCAAGCAGTTCCAGGAGCGGATGGACGCCTTCGTGCAGCAGGTCTCTGCGCCGAGGGCGAAGGTTAAGCGCAAGGTCGTGCACGTACCTGGCGCCGATGGGCAAATCGCGGAATCCGTGCTGGTTGAAGAGGAAGAGCAAGGGGCTTAGCCGGTGGAATACGCCTGCGGCAACGTCTTCATTAGGGAGATGCGCTTCGATGGGCTGAAGCCGATCGAGGGGCACGCGCACAACTTCGACCATACGACCTACTGCGCTCGCGGGGCGATGCGGATCGAGTCGCTGGCCGACGATGGCTCGGTGAGGCAGGCGACGGAGCTGGACAGCTCAGATGGTCTGTCGTGGGCGCTGATCGAGGCCGGCGTGTGCCATCGCATCACGCCGCTGCGCGAGGGCACGATCGGGCACTGCATCTACGCGCACCGCACGCCGCAGGGCGAGACCGTCCAGAAGTTCACCGGCTGGGCGCCGGCCTATGAGTGATGGCCGATCTGCTCATCCGCATCCGCGACAAGCCGCACCAGTTGCTGCCCGGGGCTAACGGGTTGAGCCTGGGTCGGGGCGACGTTGTTGCGGCCAAAGAGACGCCGTGGCCTTGGACGCCGGCCGAACTGGCGCACCCGGACTGGCGCATCTTGCGCCTGCCCAACGTTTCCGTGCAGGCTCTCGGGTTGCTTCTGCGGCCGCAGCAGGACGAGACGTTGCGCGTGACGCGCAAGCGTGGCGCGAAGGTGGATCTCGACAGCCTTGATGTGCCTGTGGCGTTGCGTGGCTGGCTGCTCGACGACACGAGGCAGGTGCCGATTCGTGCGCACAACATGAGCGAAAGCGTGTTCCTGCGCCTGATCGCCCAGCACCCGCAGCGCTCGCGCTTCGTCGTGTTCGGGAGGTAGCCTGTGCCGACGCCCGTCACATCATCCATCGGCACCGGTGGGCGCACCTACTCCACCTGGTCGGCGTGGGAGGACGCGACCGACAACAACCTCGTCACAGCGGACGAGGTACACATCGGCGAGTGCTACAACGACAGCGAGTTCGCCGAAGCCTGTGTGATGGCTGGCGCGACGACGGACGCGACGCGGTATCGGCATCTGACGACGGCCGCGGGGCACAGCTTCGCGGACCACGCCGACAAGCTCACCAACCCGCTGCGCTACGACCGGAGTAAAGGGGTCGGCAACAGCTTCACGGGCAGCTACAACGACGGCGCCCTTCAAATTTTCGAGGCGCACTCTCGGGCCTCGAAGCTTCAGATCAGGACGACGAGCGGCAGCGCGCAGCCCCTACGGGTGGGCAACGCGAACCAGGTCTCGCAGATGATCCTGGACGGCAACAGTGCGACGAAGCCACTCATCTCGTCCGTAGACAACGCCGGCGCGTCATTTGAGAACATCCTCGGTATTCGCCGCGCCGCGAGCGGCAGCGCGGGTTTATGCCATTTGTACGTCGGCGGCACGGTGCAGAACTGCACGTTCGTAGTCCCCAGCGATGTGACCGCAACGACGAATGGGGTGACGACGAGCTATGGCTCATCGCTGACGGTCAGAAACACCGCGGTCTATGGCGTCACGAACGCCACGAGCGGCGCCGGGATCACGGCTACGGCGTGCTACACGAATGCGTCGTCACCTCCAAGC